CCGCTGGTTCGCCAGTGCTTGCGCGTGGAAGTTCTGGTGCTCCATGTACTTCTGAACATCAATTGTGCCGCCAACTGGTGGGATTGGGTCAGCTGGGTCGTGCTCAAGTCCACCCCCGATGGTCATGTTCTCATCAAATGGAATGTCACTGCCCAGGGTGACTTGCAGCTCTTCGAAGAAAAACATGTCGTAGAGCGCAGCAAAGTCAGAGAACCTTGTACCTGGCGCAATTCCAAGTGCGGCGATTGGCACGGTGAACAGAACTGCGCCAGTGTAGTCACCACCGGCTGCCGTTGCCGCCGTGAGCTGAAGGTTTGGGATTAGCTCAGTAACACCAGAAATGACACCTCCCTTCATACTCAAACCAGCGTTGAGAGACATCTTGAGTTGTTTTGGCACTCTGCCACGAACGCCAATTACGCCGAAGCGCGCACTCTGGCCTTTCGACCTCGCAGGTGCTCTGACAACAACCGTTTTCTTCTGCGAAAAGCGCGGCTTGTGCGATTGGCGAGGAGGCTTCATAGTAGAGATAGTAACCTTGGTGGTGCCTTTCTTTCCTTTCTTGCTCTTGCCCTTCTTTTTGTTCTTCCTGCTCTTTCCCATTTTGTCTTTGATTGCTTTTGCAAATTCCCGTCCTGCTTGTTGCCAAAGAAATTGTGCTGGATTCGTTGGTGGTCCTGGGGTCAAAACCTTGGGAATGATTTGCTTGAGTATGGATTTTGGATCCGTTTCAATGAGCTCAATTTTGTTCCCGCCACGCCGAGAACGAGGTTGCGTGGACCTCAAGCCAGGGCTCAAATGAAAGGTTGTGAGACTCAAAGCCTGCATACAATCTGGCGAGCATTCCTAGCGAGACGTATGACTTCTTGGCTGTTTCCCAGGATTCAACTCCGCGAAGTGAAATTTCATATCTGTCATGATAGAGCCAGTAGATGTTTTCAAGGTCTTGTCGTGTTCGAATATCACCCCAAGCTACATTTCGCATCCCACAAATTCGTTGGAGTTGTTCCGATGGGGTGCGGTTTGTACCACCTTGCAGCAGGGATGAAAAGAGTTTGTCACGATCAACAGTGTGAAAGTAACAGTTATGTTCAGTGTCCCATTTGAAGTGCATAGAGAGAAAACCAAGTTCATGAAAGGGGCGAGCACTCCAACATGGTGATTCGAAGACAACACCGAGGTTTTGGAAACAAACTTCTGCAATTGCGGGTCCATTAAAGTCCTCGACTATTGAGTCATGAACGGTGAATGTGATGTCGTCTCCAAGTGTTATAGCTCTAACACACTGCTTGAACATTTCAATGTCAGGACCAACGAGGACGATGAAACTATAGGCTAAAAGAAACAGGCCAAAGATAGTGTTGTCATGTGCTGTGCCAACTTGTCCAGTGAGATTTCCACCAAAGCCGTTCGTGCCTTTCAAGAAGGTCGCTCCATCAGGCATTGCCAAGGGACAACTAGCAATCATGCGGTACAAGTTGAGCATTCGGATTAGATTGTCAGTTGTTTGATCTTGTAGCCTCAAAGCTCGCCAACGCATGTGTGCTATTCCGAGCAAGAGGTTGGTGAACAGCTTGGCGTCACAGGAGCTAATGTCAAATTCCCAGCCAGCATTAAAGCCAGGCTCTCCAAGGTGATGGGCAAGCTGGTCCATTCCACGGCTGTATGGTGTCCAGCCAAGGGCTGACCAACTTCGGATTGAGTTGGCATTGATTTTCTTGTTCATCTTGTAGGTCAGTCTTTGTGCGGCCATGTTGTGCCCAGCATCAACAGCCATAACATTCCTCAAGCGGTTGGACTCGAGTTTTTTGTACGGCAAGATTTCTTTCTTGCAGGTAACTTGCGCAATGGTTGGCTTGTGCCGAAGTTTTTCGCTCCATTCATTCTCCATCCATTCTTGGCACATCTTGTCATTGTACATTTCAAGTTTGAACGGCCATTTTGTTAACGACCAAGGCCAGCCTGCGGCTTTGCCCTTTAATTCAATGTCTGCTTCATGAATGACAAAGTCCTGTGTTGCCACTTCAGATTGTCGCCACAAGGGAAACCAGAGGTCCTCAACAAAGTTAAGAGCAAGATCGATCCGAGCGTCATGGTCTGGGGGAGCCTTTGGAAATCGGATTGCGGACCCGTACGCAGCTTGAACATTGGGCTGGTTCATCTTGTGTGTTTG